TCCTGCGCCTCGATCTCCTGCTGGTGCCACCAGCTCTGATCGTCGTTACCCCAAGGGGCGTTATCGATGTGCATTGATGATCTCCTGTTGTGAGCAGCCGCCGTCACCGCACGGGTCGAGTGCGGCAGCCAGTAAGAATAGGACGATGAACCCGATGAACTGCGGCCAAGGCGACTTCATCGTTCTTCTCCCGCCATAGCCTGTACGCCAGCGACGTACCCATCAGCCTTGCCGAGGGCGTAGGCGTATGTGATCGCGTGTTTGATGAGCGGGTCGAGCGACATATTGTCGACGAGATCGGCGAGATCCTTGGCGATGTTGTCGAGCTCGTTCTGGTAAGCACGAGGATTGGTATCGGCGTTCATGCGGCCTCCTGCAAAGCCTTGACTACGGGAATCCATTCGGCAAAGCGCACAGGGTCGCGCTCGACTTGCTCAAGCAAGTCAGGCTGCTCGTCAGGATTGGCGCGGAAAAACTTGATCTCGCAATCGACGCAATAGTCGTCGCAGGTTCGTTCTGCGACTTGGCATTGAAAGCACCATGCGTTATTCATTTTGCATCTCCTGTGTGTTGTTTTGCTCGACGGGAGAATGTTAGCACAGGCTGCTATCTCTATGTCAACACTTGCTAACAAATTATTTTCTGGGCATCATGCGCGGCAGGAGGATCTATGACATTCACGGAACTACTGTCCCACTATGGGACACAAGCAGAGATCGCCCGGGCGTATGGCGTCAGTCGTGCCTCGGTCAATCGATGGGCAAAGACAGGCGTGGTGCCGGAGCTGCGCGTATTGCAGTTTGAGCGTAACCAGAGCCCGCAGGAGCGTCGGCAGGAGCGCAAACGCCTACAAGTCGAGGCTGCTCGTCGATGGGCTGAGAAAGGCTGAGAATGTCCATAAACGACAAACCCCCTTTCGGGGGCTTGACGCTGCCGGGGGATGGCATTACGCTTGGGTTGCATTTCGAGCGTGATGGAATTCTGATGAACCGTTCTGGTTCTGTCAACAACTCTGTTACGCCAAGAAGCTCGGGATCTCTGGACGGGGAAACAACGCGCAGAGAATCCTTAAACCCACACCGGGGCGGCCAGCCTGTGGGTGCGCAGCGTGTCGTCGGGAAGCGCAAATGGCAATCGGAGCAATCCGATGAAATGTAGCCGACAGCAGGGTGGCTCCGTCAGTCATCAATCCTCTGCACGATCCAGCGTTAGGCGTATTCCGTCTATGCTCCGTGCAGAGTTCACCATCAGTCATCTGGTCTAAATCAATAACTACAGGAGAAAGTCATGGGTGATGAGTTCATGTATACACCTAGTGTCTACACACAGAAACCTGAGAAGAAAACTGAAGATCGTAGTGACTATGCTGTTAAGAATTCAGCAGAGTACTGGGCTACAGCAGTTAGTGAAAATCCCCTCAATCGTCTACGTCTACTCGATGCCAAACTTGCTAGACCCGGTGTCGATGTCGAATCCATCAAGGTTCGTGCTGGTGAACTGATCCGAGAGATCGGTGCTGCCAAGGTTCTCGGTGATCCTGATTGCATTGGCCTCGTGCGACAACTGTTCGGTCAACGCGGTGTCGATCGGTTGAAAGAGAGGGCATCGGCATGAACGACGCTATCAATCCATCGCACTATAAGGCTGGTGACATCGAGTGCATCGATGCCATTCAAGCTCAGTTATCACCGACCGAGTGGCGCGGATACCTTCGAGGCCAGATCGCTAAATACAACTGGCGACTAGGCTTGAAGGATTCCGTCGAACAAGACGCAGCCAAGCTGCTGTGGTACGCAATGCTGCTAGCCGGGAGAGATCCTCGTGCATGACGACGCATACCGCAGGCTCTGGGCCTCTGTGCTGTATCAGGCGATCGCTGATGCGAATCGTAAAGGCATCGCTCGAGCAGCCCTGCATTGGATCTATTCACCGCACGATGAAGCCGGAAGCTTGCGCTGGATCTGCGATATGCTCGATTACAACTACAACGAGGTGCAGAGACTATGCATGACTCGAGCAGGACGATCAGAGATTTTGAGGAGGGGTCGTGTTAGAGCTAACCCTACCTTGGCCGCCTTCGATTAACCATTACTGGCGCAACTATCGTGGCCGCACCGTGATCTCGAGCGAAGGTCGGCAGTACAGGCTGGACGTATCCTATCGGATACTCGAGCAGGGAATCCCGCGGGACAACCTTAACTGCCGGCTGCAAGTGACGATCGATGCGTACCCGCCAGACAAGAGACGCCGGGATCTGGACAACATCCAGAAGGCGCTGCTCGATGCGATCGTAGCCGCTGACGTTATCGAGGACGACAGCTTGATTGACGCGCTATCCATCACCCGGCATGACGCCTGTGAGGATGGCAAAGTGATTGTGAGAATCAGACCGTATGTCAAAGCGATGTGAAGTCTGCGGTGTCGAGTACAGTCACCGTTGTTGGAATACGAAATACCACTCGATCATCATCGAGATAGAAAACAAGAACACAGTTCGAAAGCTCATTCAGAAACTAGGAGATGGCATCGATGAAGGAAGAAAATCTGCAAAGGCTCTGGGCCGAAGTAAGAAATCTAAATCAACAACTTGCAACAGTTCACCGCGAAATATCCCGCGTCGAACTTGGTTTGCCGGAACCCTTCGACTTCGGTAAAGATTGGATACCGCCTTACTTGAGGGAAGGGTCATGTATACCGTTACGGACGACGATGTTACCGACGAAGAATTGAACAACGTAGATACCATCGTGACGCTCGCGATCGCTTGGCATACCATGCGTGAATACGAACGGGTGCTGAAGCGGATCTCAAGATGGCAGGACGATGGCCCCTCGATCTGGGCGCGCCGGGTGTTGAAAGAATACGAACGGAGACTGGATTCGTGAGTGATGGAATCAAGCTGGCACCGTGTCCCGGCTGCAACAATAGCGGCTGGATCAACGATGGATACGGCGATTGGATCAGATGCGTCGATTGCAACCCGCCGCCACCATCGGCGAAGGTGCTGGAGTTTGCCCGTGGTGCTCGGGTACGCAAAAAGCCGGTAGACGAGCCCCCAACCGCGGCATAGAATCTTGATATGAAACAAGGTCTCTACGCAAACATCCATGCCAAGCGCGAGCGCATCAAGGCCGGAAGCGGCGAGAAGATGCGTAAGCCGGGCAGCAAAGGTGCGCCGACAGCGAAGGCGTTTCGGGAATCTGCGAAAACCGCGATGAGGTCGAAGTGATGGGCAAAGGCGCATCCATGCTCGCAAAGCACCTCGAGATGATGGACGAGGGCGAGGACTACAAGGAAGGCGAGAGCGAGGACGAAGGCGAAGAGGCCGGCGAACTCGAACTCAAGGTTAAGTTTAAGACCGCGGCTGAACTGCGATCGTTCCTGATGCGAGGATTCGGTGGCAAAGTCAGCGCGGCTCGGTGACACGGGTGACAATGAACTCCCTCCGGTCAGGCGTGGCATCGCTGGCGAAATCCGTCTCGGCGCTGCTGCGTTCCGTCCGATTGCGGCTCGAGCAACTCGTCTCGCAGGCGCGCAAGCCGTTGCACCCACCCGCCTCGGAGGCAGAACCGAAGGCAGAGTCCCCTTCTACGAAGATCGCGACACGCCGTCGACGGAAACGAGATTAGTCCCGTGAAAACGCCTGCATGGCAGCGTAAGGCTGGACAGAATCCGAAGGGTGGTCTCAACGAGGCTGGCCGTCGATCCGCGAAGGCCGAGGGCATGAACCTCAAGGCTCCCGTGAAGTCCGGTGACAACCCGCGGCGCGCTTCCTTCCTCGCGAGAATGGGCAACGCTCCCGGCCCGATGAAGGACGAGAAGGGACGACCGACACGATTGGCACTCGCCCTGCGCGCATGGGGTGCCAGCTCGAAGGAAGATGCTCGAGCGAAGGCCCGAGCGATTAGCGCGCGAAACAAGGCCAAGAAGGACTAGACCATGCCACTCATCAAGAGTTCATCTGCAAAGGCTTTCCGCGAGAATATTCGCACCGAGATCAAGGCTGGCCGGCCAACTAAGCAAGCCGTGGCAATCGCCTACGCTACGAAGCGATCCGCTGCCGCCAAGAAGGGCGCTGCAAAGCGTAAGGGCTGATGGATAAAGCCGAGCAAGTTCGGCGCGTATTGGAGCTGATCGAGGACGGAATGTCCGAGCGATCGGCCTGCGCGGAAGTAGGAATCAGCCGCTCGACGTTTAGGACGACGGCGTTGAGAGTCAATTCGGGCGACCACTACGCGCGCGCATTAGAAGCTCTGGCGCAGGATCAGGTCGAGAAGGCCGAGCAAGTCATCGAGGATATGCGCTCTGGCGTCATCGATGCCCAGCAGGCTCGGGTCGAGCTGGATGCTCGCAAGTGGTTCGCGTCCAAGTTCCTACCCAAACGATACGGCGACAAAGCCGAGGTCGAGCACTCCGGCAACGTCGGTCTGACCGTCAACGTGGTTCGCCTAACCGATGCCGACAATAACCCTGCCGCATAACGGCTGGAGACCAAGACCGTACCAAATGGGGGCATGGGGTGCGCTCGAGAGCGGCACCAAGCGCCTTGCTCTGGCTTGGCACCGTCGATCCGGTAAGGACGACATAAGCCTGCATTGGGCTGCTGTGTCCATGATGACTCGCGTCGGATCTGTGTGGCATATGCTTCCGCAGGCCAACCAGTCGCGCAAAGCAATCTGGGATGCCGTCAATCCGCACACCGGCAAGCGCCGCATCGATGACGCATTCCCGATGGAGCTGCGCGAGAGCACTCGTGAGCAGGATATGTTTATCCGGTTCAAGAACGGCTCGACATGGCAAGTCGTCGGATCGGACAACTACAACAGCCTTGTCGGCTCGCCTCCGGTCGGCGTCGTGTTCTCCGAGTACGCGATGGCAGATCCGAATGCGTGGGCATTCCTGCGTCCGATCCTTGCAGAGAACGGCGGCTGGGCGATCTTCATCTCGACACCCCGCGGCAGGAACCACTTTGCTCGGCTAGTCGAGTACGCCAAGCAGGATGCTGACTGGTTCGGTCAGGTGCTCACCGTCGAGGATACGAAAGCGATTCCGATCGCGACGATTCAGCGCGAGCGCAAAGAGCTGCGCATGGAGCGCGGCGACAAGGAAGCCGAAGCGATCATCCGGCAGGAATACTATTGCGACTTCGACGCAGACATCCCGGGTGCATATCTATCGGAGCTGATCCGCAGCGCAGAAGCCAACGGCAGGATCGGCGACTTCCCGCACGTTATCGGCCAGCCTGTCGGCACGGCATGGGATATCGGTGTCGGCGACTCCACGATCATCTGGTTCTACCAGCTCATCGGTCACAAGGTGCGCATCATCAACGTACTCGAAGGCTCCGGCGTCGGGCTCGAGTGGTACGTCAAGAAGCTGCTCGCGATGGATTACGTCTACGGCGATCACATCTGGCCGCATGACGGCGCTGTGCAGGAGTGGGGATCTGGGCAGTCTCGAGTGCAGGTCGCTGCTGGCTACGGTCTCAAGCCTCGCATCCTCGAGCGCGACTCGGTGGACGATGGTATCCAAGCTGCGCGAATGATGCTGCCTGCGACCGAGTTCAATACCGCACCAGATCCGTTCCCGGGCGAAACGGCAGACGAGGCGAAGGGCAGGATGACTCGCGCGCTCGACGCTCTACGGCAGTACAGGCGCGAATACGATGACAAGCTCCAGCGGTTCAAGGACAAGCCGCTGCACGACTGGACGTCGCATTACGCAGACGCATTCCGGTATCTCGCCAAGGGTCGCAAGCCGTTCCGCGGTACGGAACAGGCGCGTCGTCC